GATGCTGTCAACTCCTCAAGGGTCGTAATGCTTTGCGTTGGTTGTGGTTCTGCTTCTGTTGTACTACCCGAAGCCTCGGTTGTTTCTGTATCTGCCATTTTCCTGCGTTTGGTAAGTTCGCACTCTTGCGGTTTCGGTTTCTGCGTACCGACATGGTACGCCACCTCTGATTATGACAGGGGGTCGGATAAATTACTCAGGAGACTTTAAAAATCTTCCAATTGTCCTTGTACTCCTCATGCTTGGCTTTCGATTCAGGGTTGTGCGGATACAATCCGATCCGTTTTGCTCCGTCTAATTCCATGCATGGTATATTATAAAAAGTGTTCAGTTCCTCGACATAGGCCACTAGGACATCTACCTTCGTGCAGTCGATTGTTTCTTTGCCGGTCGATCCTCGGCAAGTTGTGACCATGTATCTGCCTAATCCTGTTCGGTTTTTATCTTTAGACTTTGATTCTGTCCCCTTGATCTGAATCTTAAAAATCTTCCCCGCCGTGTTCATCACCAGGCAGTCCTGTGGCAAATAATCGCCTAGTGGCACAAAGACCTCCAGTCCACGCTCAAGGGCTTCCGAAAAAAACTTCTGCTCGTAGAGGTTACCCTTCCTCTTCATCTTCGTCATCATCATCGAGCACCATATCGCACTCGAAATCGACAACATCCTCATCCAGCCACTCCTCAATGTCTGACATCACGATCTTTGCCATTTCAGTGTCTTCAATATCAGACTCCTCAAGCCAACGATTGAGCAATGCCCTATGCTCGTTTTTAAACTGCTGATGGGGTGTCAGTTTCGGCATTGTCCAACGCCTCCAATATTCGGGTTAATCCAGCGATCTCTCCCGATAAACGGGCAAGCTTCTGTGGATTGTCCACATGAGTATAGTCCTGAAAATCAACCAGGCACATATCCCTCTGTTCTTTAATAAAGTCCTTAATCACTACCCACTCGGTTTGTTCGCCGAGTCCGGCAACTGCATCTCCTAATGTCATTTTTTCCTTCTTACGGGTTTTACTCTTCTGCCCATTCCTACCTTCGATTTCTCAGCCTTTTTCCGTTTCAGTTGGCTTTTACTCATCTCCGATTTGGTCTTGGGTGTTTTACTCGAAACTCGTTTGGTTGGCCGGCAGTATTCATTCGACTTACCCTGACCGCATGGTTTGCCGGTCCGTGTATCCTGCCATTTCTCAGCATCCCATCTTTTCAACGATGTACCCTTGGCAGTCTTGCGAACCTGTCCCTTCGACTTCCGGCACTTAGCGATCTGTTGCGATGCTCGAGCACTCGGGAATACCTTTACCCGAGCCTTTACCTTCTTGTAACAAGCGTCCTTTGGCATCTTACCACTTCACCTTATTTGCCCAGTAGGCCGCCGAAGTTTTACCCTTGGCAATATTCTTTCCGTGCCGACTTTTAAATCTAGCCCGTTTATCCTTCATCGCCTGACTTTCGCCCTTTTTGGGTTTACCGGCAGTCTTCGCTCCCTGCTGACCAAAGCGAATCATCTTATCTTTTCCACCATCTTTAACTAAAACCACATGGGATTTCGTGGGATGATTAGGTGTTCGCTTGGGCTTGGAATACCCGGCAAAAGTTATTCCCCTGTAAGTAATACTCACTTTTTCTTCTTCAACATTTTCTTCTTTGCTGGACTCATTTTCTTTCGAGCCATTGCTTTTGCTTTTTTGGAAGGTCTTCCAACCTTCGATCCGTAAGTTCCCTTCCCATAAGGTGCCATATTATTATTCCTTTCGATTAAGCGGCCACTGATGTGCCTGGTACATTGCCAGGGGCAGTACCTAATTGACCAATCCTGGCGTTCATTTGTTGCTGTTGCTGAAATTCTAACTGACCAGCATATGTCTGAAGTCTCTTCGCAAAGTTTTCATCGGATTGCAGGCGTTCCTGCACATCGGTCGCCGGTATTGCTTCGCTTCCCTGTATATACGATTGTAATACTTGAAGCCTAAGTTGTGGATTCGCTCCATTTTCAGGGGCGTTAACAACCTGTCCCGATGCAATCTTTGCGATGTCATTCGATGTTTCAATAATCTCCTTTGTGGTAGCCTCCTGCGATGGCATGATTAACTGATTGGCAAGGTTCGGATCAATCGCCTCAATCACCTTGCGAAGATAAATGTCAAATCTGCTCACGCCCTGACGATCATAGGTTGCCATTAACTTACCTATCGTATCCAACTTCTGAAGAACCTTCTCCTCATCCTGGTTCATGCTGTTCCATGTAATATTAAAATCATACACTTCAGCAGTCTCATCCATCATAAGCATCGCTCCCTGCTCATTATTGGTAACCCGAAACCATATCTGCGGTCCGCCGTAAGTGCGATCCAAGCACCAAATGCGATTTAGTACCTGCTTCCATCCCTCGAGCCAACGATTGACCAGGTTCTGACGAACACTGTTTGCCTCCACTGCATCGTCAGGTCCAGTCGGCCTTCCCGTTAGCTTATCTGCCAACTGACGAATCTGCATCTCCACTTCCATGCTCGCGTTCGAATAACGGGGGATCTCCATGAATCCAACCTCTCCACGCCTTCTAACGGCCAAGTGAGCACCCGGACCAAGACGCTCTGGGCGGCGGCCAATTTGGAACTCAACTGGTGGCATCGTACTCATGGATGCCCTGTCTCTCCTTGCATCCATTTCTGTCTTTACTGCCAATTGATAACTCTTCAGCAGTTCAGGATATCCACGCGAATCAAGCAATCTATGGTTAAGGCATTCCCTCGTAATCGCAACAAAGGGATATCTCCCCTCATCATACTCCATAGGACTGTGAAACCCATGCCCTTCCGCTTCATCCGCCCAGCAGGTAATCGTGCATATAGGCACATCGTCTTCGTCCAGTTCCTTACGATATGTCGTGATTACCCGAACCATGCCCTCGTAATCCTGCTGACCATAAAAGTTGCCGGTGTCATACGACATGAGATCCGTTGAATAACTCTCCTCCGAATAAAATCCTTTCGAGTTTTCAATCAGTTCCTCAATCCATTCCTTATCCCATCCCTCATTCACCTTCTGCATCAGAGCCTCGGGGCTGTAGTAATGAATACAGTGAATGCTCCTGGCGGATTCCAAATCAATCACATTCGAATCGATAATAATCTCCCTACCCAACTCATAAGCTTTAACCGCAGGACGATTTACCACTGCCTTCTCTGTTGGAACCTTTGAAACTCCTTTGTTGCGTAGCTCGTTTAACATCTTACGAACCCGCTTCTTCTTTAACCCTGGAAACAACGGAAAGAACATCTCCTCAACCCCCTCCTTCATCTCGGGATCTTGGATCGCCATTGCCAGTTCAGGCGACATCTGTGCAATCTCCTCGAGCGATATGTCTCTAAATACCCGAGTTGTCTCCCTCTTCCAATATGTACCAAAAAATGTTATTCCATTCTGCAAAAGATAATTAGCACCGATGGCCGCTTCCCTCTGTAACTCAGTCATCGATCCCATCCGCCATTTCAGAAATTCACTCACCATCTTGGCCGATGTAATATCTCCACTCTCCACGGGAGCCGCCACCAGGTTAGCCTGTGAAAGCGATTGCGACAGCAAAGCCACATCCCCGTCAATCAACGGGTTCACAAGGTTAGGCTCTAAATCGGAGCTACCATCCCAGGGAAATGCTTCAGGTCCATTCTTCTTTCCCGATTCATCCTTTCCTGCCCACTCATTAAAACGACACTCCCTCGCCTGCTCCGCCTTATCCATCCAAAAAGACAGATTCGCCCTCGCCTCATTGAACTCATGTTTGATCGAATCTACATCCGGCCCCTTCTCGTCAAACTCCTGTACTTCTAATCCACTACTTTCCATTTTTAACTCCCAATTCTAACATATGTTTTTTAAAATTACTCAGGGCAGACTTCTCTATCCTTCGCATCGTCTCAAACCCTACTCCCACAAAGTCCGCCATCTCCTGAATCGTGTAAATCCTGCACTCCCGATCCTCCTCAAATGCAGATAATCCCTCCTCCACAACCAACTCCCGTAGCATCAAATCAATCCGCTTGTCCTGCTGTTCAGGCGATTCGATACAGATCATCGTCTCCCTCGACCTTTTTGACATATACCTCCGACTTTGGCGGGTGATTATCCTCGGGCTTCTTAACGCACCTAAATACTCCCTCCCGATCATCAAAATAGATAAGCATTAACCGGGCATTCGGAACCAGCTTCAGCACCCTCGCCGTCTCCACCTGCTTCTGCGGAGCTTCAGGTAATCCCACCTTCCCATCCGAATCCTCCTTCCATATTCCTATGCAGGTCGAACGGGGGATTCCCAACTCCTTGCTTATCTTCGGCCAACTCGTACCCGCCTTACGCAAAAGCACCACCTGGTCCCTCTGCATCTTACTCCACTTTCTTACTTTTCCCATAAATCAATAACTCCCTCCACCTGTTGCCACCAATTCCTCCTCATCGAAATATTCAAAATTACCCACTGCGAACATTCTAACGCAATCTACATAGTCCTTGGCCGGATGCTTCAAATCACCAACCTGATACTCCTGCATACAGGCCACCAGGTTCTGACATTCATCCGAAATCATCAGCTTCGGGTGATTATCCAATCCCATCTCCCTACTCCTATCCCATGCCAGCAAATTATTGATCGCCTGCAAACCCGTCTCAATGTCCAAACCTTCCGCCGGAACCACCGATAAATCTTCATCCGCCAAATCATCGATAATGTTGGAAGATCCTTCCGACTTCTGATAACTAGCCGCCCCCAAACGAGGGTCGATTATCCGCTCAACATAACGATCACCCTCCATTTGCCGGATGATTTCCGCATAATCCTTTAAGCCGAAACCATTAGGCTGTGCCGCTTCCCCTGCACTCACCTTATCCCCCTTCGTCAGATCAATCCATCCTCCCCATGTGTCAAAATCAGGAAACTCCTTAACCGCCCAGGCCACTCCATGCGGATCAATCCCGAACAAAACCATCGTCCAGGGCTTTGCTCCAGCAGGATCAATCGATAGCACCCAATTCGCATCCGCTCCCTCCTCCAAAACAGGGATATCCTTGGCCTGTACGACATTCTTGTCGGAGAAGGCGGGAAACACAGTCTTTGATGCCTTTACGGGCACTCCATACGCCCGACAAAGGATCGTTTCCCTCTTCTCTCCCTCCAGTTGTGTCTTCATGGCCGACCAACCGCCGAACGGATTGGCCTCCGTATGGAAATATACCACGCTCGAGGCTTTCCTTAATGGCTGTTGGACCAGGGGAACCTCTTCACCATCCAAAAGGTCAGCTTTTGCCGATTCCACTGTCTTTGCTCCCGTCAGCATACTCTTCACTACCGAGTTCCACCCGTCCACAGCCGTGAAACTGATAATTCCCTTGGAATTGCGGGTCACGGTGCGGTAGCGAAGTGTTTCGACCCACGGCATGGGACACAATTCGTCAGCCCAAAATCCGATGTTATGTGTTTGATTATCAGGGGTTTGCGGAGCTCCTATCTCTCCACCCTCTATAGTCGAAATATCCTGCGACCAATTACGGAAAATACATTCAGATCGATTAGGCAAAGTAAACTTGCCGGCAGTGAAGCCATTTCGCAATGAGTAGATCAGATATCCGACCTTACCTCTACCTAATCCTTTAAATTCTTTAGGGATATACTTAAATATTAGCTTCTGCTGGAACTGAATTGAATTGGCCGATGTTTCCGTTAAGCACCATATGATCGTTCCTGGGTTCTCTACGAGACACTGAACTACCCTTTTAGCCGCCCATTCCGATTTACCTGCCCTGTTACCTCCCATAACGAGGATTTCCTGATGCGATTTAAGCTGATCATCTGCCCGCTTCCAGGTATCCAGTTCAAAGCCATGACGATATGGATCATCCTTCTCGAGCTTGATCGCCTCCTCGCGCCTCTCCCAGTATGCCAAAATATTCTCAGGAGTCATTCCCAGCATCTCGTCTTTGGTTAAGGCGGGAATGGCGGGATGCGGTGACCAGTCAAGAGGCATTCCCGATTGTAGCAGAATCAGGGGGGCGAGTAACCTCGGGGTGGGCAATTTGTCAGAATTTTTTTATGGGACACAATCGGTCGCGGTGGCCGGCAGACCGCCGAACCGCACCCCCTCCCCCCCTGTCTGAGGCAAAAATTTGTATGTGATTTCTGACAAAAGATTAAATATGTTATGTTTTACCTATTTTTATGTGTAGTATGACACTATTAATTGCGTAAAATAGTGATTATGTCTAATTGTACTTGCGTTGATCCTTATTGAGAATACTTTCTCAAATTATCTCACCGATTGATTTTATGCCTACTAAAAGACCGAGAGTTTATCAGCAAGCAGAGAACCTTCCGGCAAATCTGAAGACCGAGGAAGCTTGTCCAAACATCTTTACAGGACAAAAGTTCTTCGATCAAAGACCACAGGATTATGCCCTGGTCGTTAAAATGTTGGCAGAGGGATCGACAATCAAACAGATATGCAAAACCTGTAAAGTTTCTCCTCATACCATAGCTATTGTTAAATCCCGTGAAGGAGATACGCTGAAGGAGTCTAAAAAGCATTTACGATCCTTAATTGGTACTGCGACCCATCTCGCCGTAGAAAAGCTTATTACGAAGCTTAATGACGATGAAATCCCATCAGGTGTTCTCCCAATCGCCACAGGCATATTAATCGACAAGCATCGCCAGTACGAAGGTGAGCCTACCCAAACCATCGAGGTAAAGAAATCCTTGAGCCTGGACGAAATCCGAGCCGAGCTTGCCAACCTTAAAGATGAAAAGGTAGTCGATGCTGAGGTTTCGGATGTAGAGACATCCGCCTGACCTGCAATCCTTGGATTGCCAGCTTTGCAGGTTGGCTGTGTCAGTAGGTTATACGCTTTGCAGGTTAGCAGTGTCAGATATGTTAGCAGTGTCAGATATTTATTCCTGTAGAGATGTATGTAGGTAAATCCACAGAAATAGCGTTTTAAGCCCCGTAGAGTACCCTAGAAAGCCTTTTCCCTATCCAGCGAGTCCTCTGACTCATCTTTACCCGATCAAAGCCTTTTACGAGCATAGGGTTCTTGCCTGTGTATTCTCCTCTCCCGAGTGTCGGCTTTTTCGATCAAATCATTCAGTCTAATAATCTGACTAGTGGTCGCCTATAGGCTGTGCAAATGTAGTAGGTTGCTCTGCTAAAGGAGCAACTACTACTTACAGCCTCAACTACTACTAGTAGTGGTGTTATACTATAAGGCCTCCACTACTACTTTTGAGACAGAGTTGAGACAGCTTTATTCGGTATAAGAGTAGATGTTTTCTTTACCTTTTTCGGTCTTTAGTACACTAATATTTCGGCTTTTTTTAATCAGATTTACCAGTCTATCTCGTGTAATTGGCTCCCCTGTTTTCTCCTCAAGTTTGGTTCGGAGATTATTTAATCCCATGATCGAATTAGGTTTAAGTAGTTCGATAAGGGCTGTGGTGAGTTTATCGTTTAATCTTTTAGATTCCTTCGACTGACCTGGCTTTCTGAGTTTGGGTTCCATATCGGGCTTATGAATAAAATTCGGCCATGAAAATTCTACGACTTGAGGAGGAGGGGTTGAGAAGTCTCTGAGGGTTGCTTCGAGTACAAGGTGATCCTCCTCTTCGTGGGGTGTTAGGGTAAGGATGGCATCGGGATCACGGGCAAACACGCCTGACCCGCTTGCCCGGTCAATGTGGTCCGTGTCAGACTTGTTTCCCTTGGAGAAGTGATGGGCATAGACGAAGGAGCAGTCGAGACGCTCGGAGAACTTCTCCATGCGGTTGACTATTTCCCCGATAGCACCGGCATCATTTTCATCTGCCCCTGTTGCGAGCTTATAGAAGGGGTCTACGATTACGAGGTCGGGGCGGTGGTCCTCGAGGTCTTCTATGTGGTGTACGAGGTCTTCGAGGGTACGGGACTGGCCACGGAGGGAGCAGTACATAAAGTTTTGATTCTTGGGGTCATAGTCGGAGTTCGCATTGACCATTTCGGCTATCCGGCGGGCGGCAATGCGTTTTTTAAGTTCAAAGTCGAGGTAGATTACCTTCGAGGTGGCTGTGCGGTGGCCTAACCAGGTGGACCCGTTGGCGGCGGCTAGGCCGAGGTGTAGGAGGGAGAGTGTTTTACCTGCCTTGGATGACCCTGAGATGATCATCTTGGAGCCTTTATGGAGGACTCCCTCGATGACCTGCTTGGGCATGGGATCGGTGTTATGGGTCATCATCTGCTCGAGGGAGAGGAACTTGGGTGGAGGGAGGGGATCATCGATTGCTATGGAGTAGGCAGTGGGCGGTGAATCCTGTTCGGTATGGGTTGGGTAATCGATCTTGCCCTTGGAGGCGAGGTATCGGTCCACCTCATCCACATCGGCGAGCACTTCGGGTGTTAGGTAGTCTTCTCTTCTGGCCATGCTGTTATGTTGTTATTTATGTTTTGTTTTAATTAGTACGATAATGTCGGGTTTAAAGGTATCGGGATCTCGGACGATGAGGACTGATTTCTCTTCATCCATCTGATCGGCAAAGTGGCAGGCTTCCGTTACAGGAACGCCTAGATTTATGAATCTTCGGGCGATCATTTTTTTGAGAAAGAACGGGTGGATCATTCAATCCTTCCAATAGATGATCGGCTGGGCGGCTGGCAGGCTGGCCTCTTTGCGGCGGGTTCCCCAGGGTAGCCGGCAAAGTTGGTTCATTAGTTTGAATCGTGGATCTCCACCGAGTCTTTGGGATAGCTCGAGAAATGCCTTTTTGTTCCCTGGAGTCCACTTGAACCATGCGTGGAGGGATTTCCCTCCTGAGTTTACGATCATCTTGAGTTCGGCCTCATTCTCGAGTCGCTTGATCAGGCCAAGCTGTTGCTCGAATGAGAGGGATGGATCATCAGTTTCGTGGAGTAGGTATTTCCGTCCAAGCACCTGTGCCTCTGACCGGTTGGTCGCTTGGGCGGGGAAAGTGTTATAAGTGATGAACTGGTACTGGGATAGATCGGGTTGAGCGATCCAATCGGATACGGGTAGGAGCCTCCCCTTCTCGGCCACCTGTCGCTGGACAAAGATTGATTCGTCAAGATCGAAGAGTTTGCTGACCGCTTCAGATGCATTCATTGGAATGAGGTCTGATTTTATAGTGTATTTCTCGAATAGCCCAGGTTCGCCTAGATTCTGTTCCTTAAGCGATGGGTCGGGCTGAGTAACCTTAATCGGGTTGGAGGGGATATGAGGGTTATTATGGCGGTCGTAAGCACCTTTAACAGCGTTCCTGACCTCGGAAGGTTGGTTGGGTCGATGGGATACATTTCGGAGGATATGCTCGACTGCTCTTTCCGCCTCACTCGCATCATCGATATGCCTGGTGACTACGAGGGCGAGTCGCAGGATGATATCATGGTGAGACAGTAATCCTGCTGGCAGATTCTCGAGGCATCTGCGAAGATTTCCTTTGAGGGTAGCCATTATTCTTCTGCGAGTAGTCGGGCGATCTGCTCAGTGATTTTCATCATCGCCCCTCGTTCGATCTTGGAGATTGTTTGCTTGGCGACTCCTGCTTTCCGTGCAATTTCATCCTGGGTAAATCCGGCATGGTCGGATGGAACCGAGCGAAGCATCTGTCTCAGCCTCGCATCGGTTGCCATCTTACGAACGGAATTATTCTGTCGCCTCTCCTTCATGTTAAAGACATTTCCATTTGATCAGGTAGTTTCTCTTCCCCCGCCTGAATGCGAAAATACCGATGAAGAGTGTCAGTCATCTTGGGTCCACGAAACCAACCCGTCCCATCACATGACTCTACCCCTAACTCTTTACACCTTAGAAGATTTTTAAGAGTATTAATTGCTCCTACATGGACTCTCTGAAAGGCATCTGTCCACATAGTTAGGTTTCGCAACTTCCACTCCATTGTACCTCCAACAAATACTACATTAGCTTCGGTTGGAACATCGGCAGGAGTCATTCCATCCTGTACGCAAAATGACCAAGAAAGATCGTAGGATTGTTCCAAAATGGGATACCACTTATCCCACATTCTTTTTGTCTCATCAGCATCTCCCACCTCATCGGGCACATTGACAAAGCGAGGCTTTAAAATCGTTTCGTTGTAGTAATCAAGCATCTTGAGGAAATCATGTTCGTTCCATTTTTTACCTGATGACCAAACTGCAAACCTGCCGTTGTCTATCGAATAAGGTATCCAAGGCACAGGTTCTCTTACTGCTGACTCAGGAGTAAATAACCAACCAACAGGATAACCTTGGCCTGCCCAATAATGGACAATGCCTTTAGCGTTATTTGATGGCATCACAATCATTTTGAAACGCCCGGATCAAAATCAGGGAACTCTATATTTTCGATTGCTTCTTCTAATGTTGGAAAGATGTGATCAGCATGGTAGCGAATCCAAGGACTATAAGAATTTGTAACTACGATGACTTGCTTACGAAGACTCCATGCGAAGTATATCTCCATCGCTGTGCCATATGATGGATGATCGCACTTAGCTAAGATCGTATCGCAATGCATAATATCACGCTTGTCGCTTTCAACTATTCGCTTGGGTATTCCTGCAATTGTCTCCCTACCCCGATAATCTGCGTCTGTAGGTTTCATGCACATTACATTTTTCTTCATTAAAAGTTTGTGCGTTGCTTTTCTCCAACGGATGCAAGTGTCATCTTGCTCGTAAATTGGTCCTGCTAAGTAAACTAATTTTGCCTCTATCATCCATTCACCTCCACGCACATACCAACCTTACAGACTTTGACTGATTCGAGGGTAATATGATCAGGGAACTTTTTATCCATTAGTTTTAACCACAAGTGCCGAGCTATCATTTCCGCAGTGGGATTCTCAATAAACTCATTTAAATATGTATGGTCTAACTGCTTAACAATTGCCCCAGCCTTGGTTTGAAACTCTTCATGCGGAATAACCCACCCAAATCGCTCATCAGGTTCTCCACTTATCGTCACATATACCTCATGCGAGTGACCATGTATCCTCGCATTCTCTTTACCAATGCCCTCTATCCTATGAGCCGCCTCAAATGTAAACTTCTCTGTTACTTTAGTTTTCATCATCTACTGTTACCCATTTATCGATAAAATACTTTGGTAGTCCCGCCTCGGACACATGAAGATCATTCTCGTCAGGCTCATGGCCCTTCCTGGAGATATGAACGATTTGTGTTAGGATTTCATGCCTATGGCCTAATCGCTTGATCGCCCACGCCTCGTTCGGGAAGCGGATGTCATCAAATATGATCAGACGCTTACCCAGGTGATCCTCGGCCTTACGCATGGCAACATCCACCCATATGTTCGCATAGATTGATTCCCTGCCCCATTCTGTTCCGAGCGACTGAAGCATCCGCCTGACAGTTATTCCATCGGGAAAGCCTGGTATCGGTTCTTCCTTTTTCTCCAGCCAGGCGGGATGCGGTAGGATCACCTTGAGCATCTCCTTGATCGGGGTTGCGAATGACAGGATGGCGGCTCCCTCGAATGACCTGGCGTAGGTGCTTTTACCCACTCCCTTGGGACCGCATAGGCCGATTATTTTAGGCTTCATAGGATCGCTATAAAGAAGGATATAATTGTCCATGCAAAGGCGAGTACCGCCATGCCGAATAGGATGTAATGGAGTGGGTGGAGTTTCATGCGTGTTCTCTTTTGTGGCAGTCTCGACAGACGGATATAAGTTCCCATCCTTTTTCGCTACCAGGTTGCTGTTCGTAGGATTGATAAGATAAGTGATGAACCTCAGTTGCCTGCTTAGTTAAGCATGATTGGCAGGTATAGTTATCTCTTTTTAAAATAAGTTCTCGTTTAGCCTTCCAAGTATCAGTCTGTAAATACCTGTGATATTCTTCTTTGTATTGTAATCTCTGTTGCTCTTTTAATTCTGACTCCTCACGCATTCGCCTGATTCGTTCATTCTGAATATGCAATTTTTGATCCTCTTCATATGCTTGAGATTCTTGTTCATTTATCACTTCAGAACCTTTGGTAGGCTCTCCCCTCTCCATCACCCCACACGCTCCACAATACTTGCATTGCTTCTTGTATGATACGCCATAGCCATTAGCTAATGCGTATGGGTGATTAGTAATCCTTACCCAATGATAAGGCTCATCACATCGCTTGAACGATCCCGCTCCTTTTTGACATCCCATATCAGTAGTGGGTTTTGATCTCTCCTTCTGCCGCTAAGGGGAGTCCCTGGTAGTTCGGAGATTCTTGGGTTAATAGTTGAAGTAAAAGGTCAAGTGCCGCCTGTCCCTCGTCCTCGCCTACCTCGAGGCAGATTGAATCGTGGACATGGAGACAGACGGGCAATCCGGCGGCCTCTATTCGGATAAGGGCATCGGCGAATATGGATCGGGCGGTTGCCTGTACGATGTTTTGAAATAGCCTCGCCCCGTAAAGTTTGACCGGTTCATATCCACGGGTAGTCGAGGCATAGAGATCCCCGTCCTTTTCGTGGGCA